TACGTCATCACGATGGTCAAAGACACCAAAGAAATCTTGTCTATCCGTCGCAACTGGAAAGAGAACGACGAGCTACACAAAGCACGCCAGCACTTCGTGCATTACCAATACATCCCCGGCTTCGGTGCGTATGGCTTTGGTCTGATTCACTTGATTGGTGGCGCTGCCAAGAGCGCGACATCTCTCACACGCCAGTTGGTTGATGCGGGCACGCTGTCTAATTTGCCCGGTGGTCTGAAGACCCGTGGTCTGCGTATTAAAGGAGACGACACTCCCATCGCACCGGGCGAGTACCGTGATGTGGACATCACATCGGGCACACTCAAAGACAACATCGTCAACCTGCCATACAAAGAGCCAAGCCAGACCCTGTTGGCGTTGATGAACCAGATCGTTGATGACGCACGCAGATTTGCTGCGGTGGCTGATATGAAGGTCAGTGACATGAGCGCGAATGCGCCCGTGGGCACTACGCTGGCTATCCTTGAGCGCATGCTCAAAGTGATGTCTGCTGTACAGGCTCGACTGCACTACAGCTTGAAGCAAGAGTTGAAACTCTTGGCTGGCATCATCCGCGACTACACAGACCCAGACTATTCATACGATGCTGAGGGCCCACGCGGCGCACAAGCTAAAGAGTCTGACTACCACAAGGTAGAAGTTATCCCTGTGAGCGACCCCAACGCGGCGACCATGAGTCAGCGTGTTGTGCAGTACCAAGCCGTCATGCAGATGGCGCAGCAGTCACCACAGATTTACGACTTGCCACAGTTACATCGTCAGATGCTGAATGTGTTGGGTGTCAAGCATGCCGAGAAACTTGTGCCGTTGGAAGACGACATGAAGGCTGTTGACCCAGTCACAGAGAACATGAACATCATCAAGGGCAAACCCGTCAAAGCGTTTATCACCCAAGACCACAAGGCCCACATCGCGGTGCATATGGCTGCGATGCAAGACCCCAAGATTGCACAGGTGCTGGGTCAGAACCCACAGGCCCAGATGTTGATGGCTGCTGCACACGCACACATCGCAGAACACCTTGGCTTCGAGTACCGCGCACAAGTCGAAGCGCAGTTGGGCGTGCCACTGCCTGCACCAGACCAACCGATGGACCCGAAAGTGGAAGCGCAACTTGCACCGTTGATTGCACAAGCCGCTCAACAGTTGTTGCAAAACAACCAGAAAGAGGCCGCTCAACAGCAAGCCCAGCAACAGCAACAAGACCCAGCCGTTCAAATGGAACAAGCCAAGTTGCAGTTGGAAGGCCGGAAGGTCGATATTTCCGAGAAGAAACTACAGATAGATGCGGCTGCGAAAACAGATCAACTCGACATCGAGCGCGAACGCATCGCTGCCCAAGAACGAATCGCTGGTATGCAAACTGGCGCAAAGGCCGAGAGCGACAAGATGAATCTCTCAGCTAAACAACAAGCCGAAGGCTTGCGTATAGGTGCTGAAGTGGCTAGAAACCAAGCACAGATGCAACAACAATCCGCCCAACAAAAGGCGCAACAACCGAAGGAACCTGATTGATAAAAGAACTTGAAATACTGCGAAAGAAATTTCGCGAACGCATGAACCAACTAGCCGATACCGTGGCTACAGGTAAGTGCGCCGATTTTGGTGAATACCAAAAGCTTTGCGGGGTGATCGAGGGACTGGCCTACGCAGAGAGGGATTTAATCGACCTCGCGGAAACGATGGAGAAAAACGATGAGTGAACTCACGCTAGAACCCGGCATGTATGCCATACCCGATGTACCAGCAATTTCTGAAAAAGAAGTTGAAGACATTCCAATTGAAGACAGAGCCAAGCAGTTGCCAACCCCACAAGGTTGGATGTTGTTAGCAGCAGTAATTGATGTACCAGAGACGTTTGAAGGCTCAAGCATCATTCGCGCTGAAGCCACCCGTAAGGTAGACGAGATGACCTCGCCAGTCTTATATGTGATATGCCTCGGCCCCGAATGCTACAAAGATGAAACTAAATTCCCCAGTGGACCCCGCTGTAAGGCAGGTGATTTCATCTTGACGCGCCCGTACGCGGGAACACGCGTAAAAATCCACGGCAAAGAATTCCGCTTGCTCAACGATGACCAAGTAGAAGCAACCGTGCAAGACCCCCGTGGCATAAGCCGCGCCTAAGGAGATAAACATGTCAAAATTTAAAGGTGACACGTTCAGATTCCCTGACGAAGTACAGGTCAACGTCAAAAACGAAGACAGCGAAACGAAGGTTGAATTTGAAATTGAGGGCCAAGAACCCGAAAAAGTGAGTAAAAAGGTTGAAAAGCAAGAACCTGAGATTGAAATTGTTGACGATACCCCGCCCACAGAGACGCAATACGACACCAAAAACAAGCATGTAGAAGACCCTACAGAAGAGGAATTGGACACGTATTCGTCAAATGTACGCAAGCGTATTGAGAAATTGACCTATGCACGCCGTGACGAAGAGCGTGCAAAACAGGTGGCGCTAAACGAAAAGCAAGAGCTTGAGAAGTTAGCGCAGTCGTTTGTCGAGGAAAACCGCCGCTTGCAGGAATATGTGCAAAGTGGTGAGCAGGCGTATATGGAAAAGGTCCAAACGCTGGCAAAGATAGAACTCGACAATGCCAAGTCCAAACTCAAGCAGGCGTACGATGCAGGGGATTCTGAGGCTCTTGCTTCTGCACAGGAAGAAATGATGCTTGCAGGCATGAAAGTGCAGCAAACACAAAATTTCAGGCCTACCCCTTTACAACAGCAAAATGATGTTGTACAGTCCGCTCAAACAGCCCCCGCTCCTGCGGCACCCAAGCTGGACCCGAAGACATCCGCATGGATAGAACGGAACTCTTGGTTCGGTGACGGTAAGGAAAAAGCCATGTCGGCTTATGCGATGGGACTGCATCAAGAATTAGTAGACAAATACGGGGAAGACTTCGCCCGCACCGACGAGTACTTTACTCAAATCGACGACACCATGCGTCGCACATTCCCCAACAAGTTCAAGTCTGATTCAGACGACGAACCAAATGTTCGGGACACCCCCAGAAATAAACCCGCAACAGTTGTTGCGCCTGCAAATCGTGTAACGTCTGCGAAGAAAATTCGCTTGACTCAAACGCAAGTATCACTCGCCAAACGACTAGGTGTACCCTTAGAAGTTTACGCAAAACATGTAGCTGCAATGGAGAATAAATAATGGCTGAAATTGACCGCACCGCACGTAGTAAAACAACCCGCGACTCTATCAAGCGCGTCGGGTGGCGTCCTGCTTCCGTTTTACCAGACCCAGACCCACGTCCGGGAATTGCTCACCGTTGGATTGCAACATCTGTTTTGGGTGAATCTATGCATACTAACGTGTCGAAAAAACGACGCGAAGGTTGGGAACCCGTCAGAGCCGAGGATTATCCTGAATTAGAAATTCCGGGCAATCCCGCTGGCAATGTGGAAGTCGGGGGCTTGATGTTATGCGCGTGCCCACTTGAGATTGTGCAAGAACGTAACGCTTATTTTGCGCTGCAAGCACAAGCTCAAACTGACTCTGTAGATTCGAAATTCATGGGTCTTAGCGACCCGCGTATGCCGACTTTTACCGAGAAAAAATCAAATGTGTCTCGCGGCACAGCTTTTGGTTCTGGTTCTTAATCTTTTTTTGGAGTCTTAAATGGCATTTCCTACCGTTTCAGCACCCTACGGCCTAGAAGCCATCAACTCGCTTGATGGTAAACCCTATGCTGGTGCATTCCGCCAAATTCCAGTTGCTACTGGTTTCGGCACCGCTATTTTTAATGGCGATACCGTACAAATCAATAGCGATGGTTATTTGATTAAATCAACTACCACAAACTCTGGCACTATTGTCGGCGTTGCTATGGGCGGTCAGTACGTTAATTCGTCTGGTCAAACTGTGCAAGGCCAATATATTCCAGCATTGGCCGCTACGTCTACTAACCCCGCCTACGCGTACGTTGTGGATGACCAACAAGCTCTGTTCAAAGTGGCCGTTGTTACCTCTGGTACAACTATGGGCACCGCGAGCCGCGCTGATGTCGGTTCTAACGTCGCTTTGGTGTTGAATGCAGGTAACACTAGTACTGGCAACTCAGCTTTTGCTGTGACATTGACTGGTGCTGGCACTACTGCAACCATCCCAATTCGTGTTATCGACGTTGTCGAACAAACTGCATCTGCGGCTGGTGTTTACACCGAGTTGTTGGTGAAGATTAACACTCACCAATATAACAACACCACTGGTGTATAAGGAGCTAAATCATGGCTATTTCACGCGCACAACTACTTAAAGAACTTCTCCCCGGTCTGAACGCTTTGTTCGGTATGGAGTACGCCCGTTACGGCGAAGAGCATAAAGAAATCTTCGAAACCGAAGCTTCTGAGCGTTCTTTTGAAGAAGAGACAAAGTTGTCTGGTTTCTCTGCTGCACCTGTCAAAAACGAGGGCTCTGCTCTTTCATATGACAATGCGCAAGAAGCATGGACTGCTCGCTACAACCACGAGACTATCGCTCAAGGCTTCTCCATCACTGAAGAAGCAATGGAAGATAACTTGTACGACAGCTTGTCTAACCGTTACACCAAGGCTCTTGCCCGTGCAATGTCTTACACCAAGCAAGTTAAGGCAGCATCTGTTTTGAACAACGGCTTCTCCTCTAGCTACGCTGGTGGCGACGGTGTTGCTCTGTTCTCTACAGCACACCCCTTGGTTTCTGGTGGCGTTAACAGCAACACTCCTACTACCCAAACCGATTTGAACGAGACTTCCTTGGAAGCCGCCGTTATCCAGATCGCTGCTTGGACGGACGAGCGTGGCCTGTTGATCGCTGCTAAACCACGTAAGTTGGTTGTTCCTCCTGCATTGATGTTCGTTGCTACCCGCCTGTTGGAGACAAACCTCCGCGTTGGCACTACCGACAACGATATCAACGCATTGAAGAACAATGGTTCGATTCCAGAAGGTTATTGCGTTAACCACTTCTTGACCGACACCAACGCTTGGTTCTTGTTGACTGACGTACCTAACGGCTTGAAGCATTTCGAGCGTGTTCCTTTGGCAACCTCGATGGACGGTGACTTTGATACCGGCAACGTGCGTTACAAGGCTCGCGAGCGTTATTCGTTCGGCTTTTCTGACCCATTGGGCGCTTTTGCCTCATCGGGTTCTTGATTGCCTTCGGGCTTATCAGAGAGGGCTCCTTCGGGGGCCCTTTTTATTTGTTGCACACGCTTAAATAAAGTGATATATTGCAGCTAATCCGGGTTTTCCGGTGTATCAAACAGTCCCGGCTGACTGGCATGCAAGATTGATACACTTCAACGCATGTAAAGGAATTACATCATGGGATTCGCAACTCACCTTGGCCCTTGGTTGCTTGGCACTGTCCGCAACACAACTGGCACGACCGTTGGCACTATTGAAAACTGCGGCGCAACCGTTGTTTCTCAGACATTCAAAAAGAACTACGCAGGTCAAGCCGCTTCCGCGACTACCGACACCATTTGCGTGTTACCTGCTGGCGCTCAAATCGTTGACATCTTGATTGACACCACTGTTGCATTTACAGGCTCTACCGCAGCCAATGTAAGCCTTGGTGATGGCACTACAGCCGCCTTGTACTGGGCTGCTACAGACGTGACCACTGCTGGTCGCGCAGCCGTTAGCAACGCAGCAGCTAAGTTGGGCGCATGGTGCGGTGCTGCATCTACAGCTTCCCCTAATGGTATTGGAATTGGCGCAACAGACGTAAAAATTGTTGCCACAATGACTCCAACCGTAGCCGCAGTGACCGCAGGTACTGTGCAGTACACCATCATGTACGTGGTTGCTAACTCTAACGGTTCGCAGTTCCCAGCATCTGCTTAATTGATCTTGGGGGCTTCGGCCCCCGCATTACAGGAGATTAATTATGGGTATGCAAACCGACGTTAAATCGCAACACGGT